GTGCTATTGTAAATCAATGCACCCATCGCAGTAATCGTGGCTGTTGTAAAGCTAATATCATTGAAATCAGTTATTGCTGTTGTGCCAGATGTGCTTGGTGCCACTTTTGTCAGTGTGCCACCACCAGTAGCATATGTGCCGCTGGAAGCAACCTCACCAGTTGTCACAAAAACTGTTGTTGTGGCCCCTAAAGTTGCAGTTGTGCTTGACTTTCCACCACCGCTCTCTGCGTAAAGAGCCAGCTTGAAAGCATTGCCATTTGTGGCAAAGTTGTGTGTACCCAACAGTAGCTCTTGTTTGAAAGATGTACACATTGCTTGTGCTATTGCCATTATATTCTCCTTATAGCATCTGCTAATTCCAGTTGACCCGCTTCACGAACCTTCGCACATATTGTAGCACGTTCCTCCCTCCTCGCCAACTCCACGTAGTATTGTAAAATATTTCTCACTTTGTCTTTGAAAGCCTCTGCTTGAATCCTTATCTCCTCTGGAGAGTCTTCGGAAACATATACGATTTTGTTAGTAGCCATTTCTGATATCTGATCATTTGAAAGACCCCCCTTGTTAGATGTCATAACACTAACCGGACCCAGTCCCGTTGCCCCTGTATTAAACATTATCATGTCTCCCGAATATCACTGGTTTTTCATCTTGTGGCTCCGGTGACTCAAACTCTGACTGCCTCACTATTAACAACGATCCATCTTTTACTGTCTGAACCAAAGGGTCATCCAATCTATGATAACCATATAACTTCTCATTATCTGGAACATTTGTATCTAAAAGTGTTGAGTTGTGAGCCACCTCTATCTTTATCCCTTTTGAAACTGCTATGGCTAACCAAAATTCTACACAAGCTCTGCCAGACTCAGCCATATTTACGTTTTTATATGTATAGTCTATGCCATAAAGACACAGGGTCTTAACCTTACTCCATATTGCGTATGCCACAGCATAAGCCACAGTGTTATTAAAATAACAAAAGCCTAAGCCTGTAGCCACCTCCTTTAACGGGAAAAGTTCTAGGTAACTTATTCTTTCATCCAGTTGACAAGTAATAACTGGTTTTGTGTTTTTTGATAAAAATTCACGGGCAACACCTGTTTGTGTACCCGCGTTTTCTGTATCCAAAAACCTAGACACAGGATCCATCATAAATGTTTTGTCAACGTGTATGATTGCTCCTATGCAGTTTATTCCCCAAACTTCGTCAAAATGTTGTGAGGCTATTCTCGCAGAAACGTAATCAGCGTAACTGCTACCAAGCCCTACTATAGCTACTTTCATTGTCTCCCTATGTCCTCGGTCTTTCTGGAAGCCCCTCTCTGTAAGCGTCCGCGTTTTCTCTAGCCTCTGCCAAGTCTTTTAACCTAGATAAACTCTCTGCGAATCGAGATTCATATAAAGCAATTATATCAGGCTCACCCTTCATAAAAATATAAGCCTCTATCAAAGAGCCATACAAAAGAGAGTTTGGAGAGTTTTCACTAAGCCATGTGTACTCCGTGTCTGCCAAAGCTGTCAGACTGTTTGGCCTATAATAATAATGCAATTCAACTGTGTAATCCGCATTAGGGGTTGGCCCTAATATAAAGTTAGCATTTACAAGCCCGCTTGCAGATGTAACAGATGAGTCAAAGAAACCATAATACAGCGGCTTTCCTGTTGATGTCACATCAGGAAATGCCTCCCTCATAAAGTTGACATCCTTTTCTAAAAGGAAGCCCTCACTTCCAGAGGTCGTGATAAATAAGGAAAATGGAGCTAAAAAATCTGTGGGGGTTCTTAGATACTGGTTGCCTGTGGTCATTACACCAGTGGCGTTCTTTCTAAAGTTCTCCAGATCAACATTAGAGAATATTCTTTGTTCTGCTGCTTTTATAAAGTTTGAAAGATTAGCGACAAAGGTCGCCTCGCTGTTGTCGGTATAAGATTGAATAGCGGTTTTTAGCTCACCAAAGGTAAAAGACATTTTACTACCCTAAAGCTGTGACTGGCCCAGCACTTGCAAAAAAGCCGCCTCCAGAAACAGACCCCGTTGTTGCACCGCCAGAAACAGAAACGGTATAAGTATCATCTGATACTTTTGTTATAGAATACCCAGTGGACAACTCCATCACCGCCTGAGTTATGCCGTCAAATGGCTCGACAGTTCTAAACCTTACAGTATCGCCTGTGTCTCTTCCGTGATTAACTTCTGTAATCGTTATAGTTGTTGTCGCTCCACCAGAAGCACCAGTCGTAAACGGATTGTCTTGCAGAAGATTAATTACATCAGGCTCCAGCCTGTTTGGCCTTGCATTAGCAAGTGACTGACCATCAGAAACCCTCACCCTGCCAATAAAGTTTTGCGGGTGATCATGGTCAACCACATCTTTTCCAACACGCATACCTGTTCTGGTTCCGTTCTTTATTTCAAAAACAAGGTCAGATAACTTGTACCTGAACCCTGTTTTATCACATATACCATATGCGTGTTTTCCTACTGCGTTAGGCATTTATTAACCTGCCCTTGTAAAACGCTTGCCTCTTGTGGCTGCGCCAGTGCCGCGCATTACACCACCTTTAGACATGCCTTTTTTTCTCATCATTCCGCCTCTAGCCATGCCCTTTTTCTTCATCATTCCACCCATAGCGTAGCCCTTTTTCTTCATGGCACCGCCTTTTTTCATAACAGATGCGCGGTTAGAGGCTCTACGAGCTTTCTTCCTAAGAGCCTCAAGGCGTTTGTTTTCAGATGATGTAACAGGCTTAGTTGTTTGACTGCTTGCTGCCCTTGCTTTCGCACTAGGCACTGGCTTTCCACGCTTTCCACCCATTGGCGTTGTCATTGGTTTTGGTGCAGAAGCAGCATCTGCGGCTCTACGCTGTTTATTGATTTCACCAAGCTGATTGAGACGAGTCGTGACCCTAGCTCTTTTATTTGCTGTTTCAGACTGTTTTGCAGGAACTGGCTTCCCAGCTTTCTTTGCTCTTTTAGCCGCAGTATCATCAGCCAACCCCTTCATGGACGATTTTGTCATCCCAGAGTAAACACCGCCGCGTCCCTTGCCACCAGTTGGCATCTTAATGCTTTGTCCAACGCGAATTTCATTGGCGTTTTTGATTCCGGGATTAGCAGCCATCAAAGACTTGAGAGTAAGGCCTCTTGACTTGGCAATCTGAGACAGGGTGTCTCCTGACTTAACTTTTACAGATCCGCCTTTGGCGTAGCCCTTCTTCATCATACCGCCTTTTTTCATGCCCTTTTTCTTCATCATACCGCCAGCAGCCATTTTGCCTTTGCCGTCAGCAGCAAAGAATGGAACCTTCTTCCCATCCTTTTCAACCATCCTGAGCTTTCCGCCTTTGGACATTCCTTTTTTCTTCATGGCACCGCCCATAGCATAACCCTTCTTTTTCATCATACCGCCAGCTTTCATAGGCTTCTTTCCCATCAATTCTGATTTTTTCTTGAAAGGCATGGGGGTGAGTTTCTTTTTATTTGGTGGGACAACCTTGTCTTGGCCTTTTGGCCCGCCCTTTTGACCCAGCTTTTTAATCTTAATAGGCATATTACCCTCCTAGGTAAAATGTGTCATATGGTACAAATTTTAACGCAGAGGAATCTGTGTCCTCGTTTGCTGCCAGTTCAAACTGGAACTCATATTCCTGTTTTAGGGGGGCAACCCTATTTGCCACTTCTGGTTTCTTCATAGCTATATAATACGCTAATCCTGTCACCAAACAAGGCACAAACCTAGGGGGTACAGCCGCTGTTCCGGATATACCGGAAGTAACCCCATCTATCCCCAGAAGGTAGAAATAAGCGAGCGTATACGTTGCTGCACTGTCTGGTACAGGCCAGAGAGTAAAAGTTGTAGACGTTGCCAACCTTTGCACAAAGATCTGCGAAGGTTTGCCTTGAGCGTTTTTATTGCTTGTTTTAGCGTATGTAGATACCGAAACCCTCTGAACGTCAGTATCGACCTGATTCGTGCCAGTGCCTGTGCGAATCTGGTGTTCAATGATGTCAATAGTTCCCGTAGGCAACGTATAAGTTGCTGTGCCTGCTGTAAGAGCTTGCGTCCCAGCATTGATAGTCCACAAATTAAGTCCACGATTTTGCCACTCCAATGTTAAAAGGTTAAAACTCCGCCTAGCGGTTTTAAGGTCATACCCAGTTTGTAATGAGAGTCCCGCTCTTTCAAACGCCTCTTCAAATATTTCTGGTAGGTCGGGTGTTACAACAGCCATTATGTGACCTTCCTATGAGACTTTACTTTAGCTCGTATTTTTTTAGGCTGCTTTGCAAACTGCTTACCAGCCTTAGTTGCTCTTCTTTTAGCACGGGTGGTGGCCGCGTACTCCTTTGATGAGAGGGCTTTAATAGCTGATGACGGAAGATATCTCTCTCCTGTTGCTTTTGGCCCCTGTGTGGACGGTTTTCCACTCTTGGTTCTCCACTTTTGTTTCGTCCAAGACTTCAAACTTCTCTGCGATTTTTTTAACGCCATAAAGTTCCCTATAACTTTTACACATTAAGAGCTGCGGCTACAGAGGCTATTAAGAAAAAGAACAGACCAACAATCACTAAAATAAGAACAAAAACACCCAAAGCGGTTTTTATATTATCCTCTAGTTCTTTCTGCTTTCTTATCTTTTCTTTTCGGGCTGCTGCTGCGGCTTCTTTTGCTTCCCTTATTCTTTTAGCCCTTTCCTCGGTTATACTTTTCCAAGTTCCGTGACCAAACCTCATATCAATCATTGAGGCTATCTCCTGCATCTGCTCTTTAGCAAGTTTTGCATTAATAACCTCGGTTGCTACTGATTTTACACCAAATTGATCGGCAACACCACCAACACCTGATTTTTTACTTCTTAGCTTTTGTACCTGTTTCTCACCCTCAAATAAATTATCTATGTAACCTGCTATATCCGAGACATCATTAGCCGTTCCGATAGCGCCTTTAATGCCATCGACTGCTGCCTTAAATAAGGATATGCCAGCGAGAGTCTCTGCGATCATCTATTTTAATACCATTTCTAAACAAAAACATTGATCTTTTTCATTATCAAAACCGTGAACTGTACTAGCCACATGACACTCAGATATTTTGTCATGCATACTTATTATTTTTGTCTCTATTTCAACTGGCGAGGTATTAACAACGGCGCAAAATAATATATATCTGATCATTTCTACGCCTTACTTTTTTGTGACTTTCTTATGCTTTCCTTGCCCTGCTTGAATATTCTAGCGACTTCTGTCTTTCCCATAACTTTAGCCCTCTGCTCCCCAACAGTAAGTATCTGTATCTTCCTAGCGTAAGGCTTCTTAATCTTTTTTACTTTTGCAACAGTTGATCTAGCGTCTGCTGGTGTGGCGAACTTAATTCCAACTGTGTCCTTTGGGTTTTCGTCTGTGTACAACCTTCGGCCAGAACCCTTTGGTTTTTTACCAGTGCCTACCTTTGGATCTCTTTTTTTCCTCATTAGTTTCGATATCCGCCACCAGCTTTCTTGTAGGCTTGTGCCATCATTTGAGCTTTTCTTGCTGACCACTGGCCCGGAGCGCCACCTTTCCCACCAGCCTTAATTCTATTGAATATCCTTTTTCTCAACGCAGGCTTTGTGTAGTTCCCTGCCTCATTTACACGGGACTTTGTCTTACCACCCTTTTTCATTGGCTCAACATCACCACCAGACCCATATTTACTGAATTTTCTAAGATCGGTCGGCTTTAAGGGCTGGATCCCCTTAAATCCCTTCGTCCCCTTTGGTATTTTTACCTTTGGCTTTCTTTTTGTTGTAGATCCGCCCTCTCTTAATTTAAGAGCAGACAATGTCTTTGCCTGACCAGCATGTGACTTGGATGCTTTCTTTAGAGCCTTTACTACTTTACCAACCTTCTTCTTTACGTTTCCACCTGACTTCAGCTCTTCAAGTTGACGAGGCGTTGAATCAAACCCCCTACGAGGCTTATTGGCATCCTTTTGTATTTTTTCTTTCATGGCCTGCTGTCTTGACTTTGCCTTTACACCAGTCGCTGGAGTCCTTTTCCTAATACCAGCCATGTAATCCTTACCAGCAGATCTAACCTTTGCTGCACCACCAGAACTAAAAGAAGAGGCCTTCCTATTGTAAGACCCCTTACCTTTCTTTGGCTTTACTATGCTTGGTTTAATTTTTTTTACAGCTTTAGCTACTGGGTTTTTTACAGTTGCACTGCCACCACGTTTCATGGCTACTGGCTTTTTTGTTGGACACCTTCGCATAATGCTTCTCCTTGACAACAATCATCTACTACAGACCCACAAACAACACACTGATCGTGACCATGTACATTAACTGTTTTTAAGCTGCCCTGACATCTGGGACATCTGGGGCCGCAATGCTCCTTAACCAAAGAATGTTTTGACTTTATTTCGCTTGTTGACATTCTTTTTGTGTTTACCGGGACGGCGAATCCGTTTCCGCTTGATATGTACACTTTCCACTCTCCTCGCCATCAGGACTTACCATTGGCCTTTTTTGCCTTTCTTGTTCTTCTAAACGATCTATTAACAGATGCTCTAACAACCTTTAGATTAGATAATCTGTTGTCCCTTGGGTTGCCATTTTTATGGGCCACATCTTTTCCATCACCTTTAGACACTCTGCCATCAGACATCATTTTTCTTCTCGCGGCATTTCTACTAGCCCTTTTCTTTTTCTGAGATGGCTTGCTTTGGTACTTTTTGTATTCAGATGCGTAATCCCTGCGGCGCATTACTTTGCCCTTGTTCTTCCGCGCTGTGCGATTCCATCAATCGGACGTTTACGCTTAACAGAGCCACCCTTGTTCATTTTAGAAAAGGGAATTCTCTTATACGGGCCTCTTATGCCCTGTGGTGACATAGCCCCCTCTCTTGGCCCAGCGGTAACTGGTTTTTCTTTACGAAGATCAAAAGCGAGAGCTGGGGGTATTTTTTGAATTTTTACTTTACCACCACGACTCATTGTCATTGGTGTGGCTGGGGCAAACTGACCGGGATCACCCATAGGATTTTTTTTATCCATAGGCTTGGCTGCTGCTGCTGGCGCAGGCGAGGCCCCTTTCCTTTTCTTCTTTTTTAATGCTTTAGCTGCCATCGGCCCCAGACCCATCAATCCACCGCCAATAATCCCCTTGTCTTTCATAAATTTAAGAGATGGCTTTGCTGTAAGAAGGCCCATAAACGCCTTGGTTACTGGCTTCTTTTTCATTTTTTTAGGCATCCTATTCCCCTTTAACTGCTTCTGCATTGAAGCTCTACTAATTGTCATTACAGTAATCTCTGTAAGAATGGAGCAAGAATTACAAGACCAACAATCCACCATAGACGTTGATCTAACTTGCACATATGACCCTTATGGTCATCGAGACGCTCTTCAATGCGCTGATATCGCAGATTGCATTCGGCCTCATGCTTTGCCAGCTCTGCCATAACCTGCTCTACAGTGAGTTCCTGAACTTGTTGCTGCTCAAGTTTCATCAACATTTCCACCGTCTTCTTGCTTGCCTAAGCCTGCTATTTGGATTCTTAGCGGCCTTTGGAAATTTTTTCATTTGACCTGCTGATCTAGCGCAAAAAGACTTGCGCCGTTTCGCAGCCTTGCTACCCGGCTTTACCTTGCCTGTGACGGCTGTTTTGAGCTTACTTCCGGGATTTGCCCGTCTGTAAGCCGCAACGCCTTTAGCGGTCATTCCCGCGCCCTTTTTAGTGGCGCGAAAATTACCAGACTTTACCGATGTTTTAATCGGTGTTTCTTTTTTCCTAGGCATAGAAAACAGTCATAAATGCAAAGGTTGCTGATGTGTAAGAAAGATAAGCACCGCCATCAAACAATATTCCATGCTCAGGTACGGTTATATCTCTTGATGTCTCATCATCAGCTATACTTCTCAACTTCAGAAGACTTGTTCCGGTTTCGGAGCCAGCCAAAAAGTCCATTGTTCCTGCGGTTGCAGAATTAACAATCAAAACACCTTTGATTCTAGCCCTGCCAGCAAACACCACATCTTTAACAGTTGTTGCAAGATGCCCTATTTTTATGTTCGCTGCTGGTTGTGCAGACAACTCTGCCGCTGTTACGGTTCTAAAAAACTTTGTGCTGGAATGCCCCGTTGCAGATCCAGTTAGCGTTACTACTTCTGACTGAGAATCACCATTTACATCAGTGCCTGTGATCGTGACGGTTTTGCCGTTGTCGCCAGTTCCTGTGGTGGTGACATTAATCAACTGCGCTCCAGTGAATGTGGCTACGCCCCCGCTGGTGTCTGCCCCATCAAGGGTCGCTGTCGTGTTCGGACGAGCAGCCTCTAGGACAGAATCATCGTCAGCAGCGTTTGCATCCGCTGTTATCATAATGGATTTAATATCCGAATGGCCCATATCAATCTCCTTTAAGAAAGGAGAGGGGTAGCCCCCTCTCTGTTAATATTAGCCATTAGCATAGTCAAAAGCTGCACCGTGGATTTTAATAACCAACTTACCAGCAGTATAGGCTGCTTCTGTAGCATCACCAGATGTCAGATATAGGAACTTCTTGCTCAGAGCCGCTAGTGTAGATCCAGCATCTGCCTCAGCATAAAAACCAAGTGTGAGATCGCCGTTATTTAGAAGAACGGTTCCACTTGTCACAGCAGCATTTTCTGCATCTGTTCCTGTTGCAGAACAAACAAGATTGATGTCTGGGTCACCGCCAGTTGGAACCTCAAGACAAGCAAACTCTATTAGATACGGAATACCGTTTACAGCACTGGTAAGCTCTGCAATATAAGCGTTTGCAGCCCCACCATCTGTTCCAATAACATCGTCTGCTGTTCCACCAGAGGCTAGGCCACCGTGAAGATCTATAAGTATAGTTGTTGTAATATCCCCGCCGATTTTTGTAACAAATGTGTTGATTGCTGCGTCAGCAATACCAGAACCGTGTGCATTTGGTGTGATGTTAAAGATTGTAGCCGCTGTGCCTAGGCTGGCGTTGTTAGCGCCAACTGTTGTTCCCGCCGCCACAATGTTGTCACGACCAGAAGTTGCAACCTTCTGTATCTCTAAAACACCGCTGCTTGTTGAGTTGATTTGTTCGGTAAAAGCACCAGTGGTTGCATTCTTAGATACAACCTTAAATCCGTTTTCGGAGCGCACTGCTCCATTAAAAGTGGTAGTAGCCATTTGAAACTCCTGTCTTGGCTAGTGTCAGCCACAGGGTGCGGCTGTCAGGGTTTAGGACATTATAACAAAAGAAAGGGCGGCATAAAAGCCGCCCGATCAAATAGTGTTAGATTAACTTGAATTAATCTGCGCCCGGTGAGCCATAAATGCCCAATGGGTCTGATACACCGAAGCTGTAACGCTCACGAGCCTTGTAGCGAACATTGCCTGTATCAAAGTCACCATCCATAGATGTTGCCATTGGAGTACGGACAAAGTGCTTCATGCCGTTTGGAACATCGGTTGTCACAAAGAACGCATCTGTATCAGTCAAATAGTGATTGATTGAGAAGCCTTCTGGGATCGAACCGTTGTTGCGAATAGCGTTCAGATCGTTATCAGCAGTTCCTACACGACCTTCTGTCTGTAGCAAGCGAGTTGCAACAAACATAAGTGCGGGTGGAACAACCAGCTTGCGTGGGCGAGCCGCAATCAAAAGACCACGCTCATCTACGAAAGCTGCAATGTTGATAACTGCATCTTCCAGCGAAGTTTCATTCAAGTCGGCTGCAACTGATGGACGGTTGGCGTTTGTACCACCAGCAACTGTTGGGTGACTTGCATTAAACAATGTCACTCCATCACCTGATGTGAAGGTATCAAAACCAGTGTTCAACAGTGATGCTGCTTTGACCTGCTTTGTGTATGCCATAGCCCGTGCAAGAGCTTTGGTATAACGAGCAGACAAAGAGTCATACAGATTATCTTCCATAGCTTCCTCAGTAACCGAGAAACCCATTGCAACGGTTTCGTGGTTATAGCGGGCTGTGAAAGATTCTTGAGCCGTGTCGAATGAGACCTGTGCGCCCTCTTGCTTAACTGGTGCAGCACCAAAGCCTGAGAGTTTGACCTCCTCTTCAAAGCTACGCTCAGAAGTTTCGGTTTCATAGATCTCTGCATGTTCGTTTTCGTACTTGCCGTACTCAAGACCAAACAGTGCATTTAGACCGGGGAGAAGCTCTTTAAGGAGCTGTGCGCGTGAAATAGCCATAGTACAACCTCCTTAAGCTGCTGACGGAGCGTTGCCAGAAACGACACCGATTCCGAGTTGATGACCAGTGTTGAACTTACACACCATGATTGGGAACGCTGTTCCCTTCTCATCACCGTCAAATCCACCCAAGAAATCTACAACTCTTATTGGTAGAGCTGCGGTGGTTGCTGCTGTGCTAATGTCCAAAGACACACGAGAGATACCCAATGTTGAAGATGATGTGCCTTGAACCAGCGCACAGTTAGCTGCGATATCGTCATCATTGACGGTGCCGTCAGCTTGAATTGTGAACAGGACGTTAGGATCATCCATAACATAGGCCATACCACCTGTGTGGGCGGCACCTGACCATTGTTGGCTAAATGTAAGCTGACTTGTGCTTACATCTGTATAACGACATCCAAGAAAAATACCAATCGGAGTAGCTGAAGTAGTACCCGTATCTTTCTGAATGGTGGTGGTGGATCCAGCGTCAGTTAGTTTGACGATGTCACCGTAACAAATCCTTGTGGATTCTGACGAAAGAATGGGATACTGACGGAAAGAACCATTATAGTTCCCACCTAAGTTACCCATCGGACGCAGACCAAAGGGAGCGGCAGTAGCGGACATACTTGTCCCTCCTTATTATCTACGGCAAGCTCCCGCTAAGGTTACTTGCCAAAGGTTGTTTTTGTGCTTCGTTCTGGGGGCAGAACGGGCATACGAGAGTCTGACTGTCTAAGAAAGTTGTTATCCACAGAATTAATTTGATTAGCATTCATTTCTTTGTGGGCTTCAGTCCTAGACGCAGTATATTCGGTTGAATTTTCACAAAGTAGCAATCCTCCAACCTCAACATTACCTTCAAATCGAGAGTCGATATCAGGCAACACTTGCAGTTCAGGATGATCTTCAGCTTTGACCGGAACCCAACCCTCACGAAACTTAGAAGAAACATTCGTATTGTCACTCTGACCCAGCGTTGATGTGCGAATCCAGCGATAGCTTACGCCCTCACGGGGTTCGGGGGTAGGTAACGTGCCTGCTCTTTTCCAAGTCTTTGGACGCTCGAATTTATCACGAGTTCCTGTTGCGCGTGGTTTTCTTTCAGCCATTTGAAGACTCCTTCAAGAGTTGCGCCGCATATTGTTCTGCCGTAAGGCCAAGTCTTTTGGCGAGTGAGACTTGTGTTGAGGTTAATTGCACTCTGCGTGGTTTTTTTGCACTCCTACTTTGGGGGGCAACCACGGAACCAGTTTGACGAGCAGGTGCTTCCTCAATTTGCTCATCAAACTTGTCTGGAAATGTTTTACGCATTGCTTCATCAATGCGCTCATAATACTGATCGCTTTTTGTGTCGATGCCTTCTTTAACAAGTTTTTCATGTACACCAAAAGCATAACCTGTCATTTCGCTGTCTTCACCAAACCAAGCGTTTTTAGTACCCCACTCTTTTGCCTTTTCATCAGGCTCAACCACTTTGGGTTTGCTTGTTACAGGCTGTGGAGCGGGTGCTTCTCGCTTTTGAGGCTTGTAAGACTCCACTCTAAACTTTTCATTTTGGAGCTTGCTAAGTTTTTCTTGAGCGTTAATTAACGCATCAGGATCTCCAGTTTCATAAGCGGCCTTGTATTCGTTTTTTGCTTTATCAAGCTCTGCGTCTACTCGGCCCTTAGCCTGCTCCACCAAAACGCCTTCGCCATCTTCCAATGCTTTGCGAAGTTTTTGGTTCTCCTCATATACCTGTTTAGCGTAGCTAACAGCCTCTTCTTGCATTTTAGAGGCTTCTTCTTTACGCCTACGCTCTTCATGGTATTCAAATTTTAACTGCTTAATGCGCTTCTGCACATTATCGCTATATTGTTCGATCTCACTGTCTTCGGGTACTTTTGGTTCAACACCCTCTGCACGGCGAGGCTTCTCCTCTTCAGGAGTATCCTCAATGATCTCTAACTCAAAACCGCTATCTTCCACTTCTTGAAAGTTATCGGTAACTTTTTCTTGCTCTTCAGCCTGAGCAACGGCTTGTGGCTCGCTCATACTCTTGAATATCCTCTTGGGTCATCGACAACAGCCTCTACTGTGTCATCATTGATAAGACGGAACTCTTGCTTTTCGATCTTAAAACGTGTGCCGGAATAGGATCGAAAGATGACAAAGTCACCCTCTTTACAATACGGGCCATTAGGAAACTTATCTGTATCTTTATATGCGTCAGGCCCAGCTTTAACAACAAATCCTATCACTGATGCGGTTTGCTCCGCGTTCTTCAGTGCGTCTGGCATATATATGCCTGAATCTGTTTTTTCTTTGACTTCAAGTGGTTTAATCAAAAGTTTATACCCAGCGGGTACGGGTATTTTTGATGCAACATCTTTGTTGACTTCTTTGCTTGCAGAATACATCTGATCTCCTTGCAGTGATTAAGGCTCACAGCGCCGTGCAGGGACACACCCCCGAATAGTAGTATTTACAATATACAATACACTTACTTGGAACGGAAGGCCTAGTCGTTGATGAATTTTTCTTCCAAGTCGATAATGTCTCTTTCGATGGCAGCGAGAGCCTCAACCTTTCCCACCGCTTCCCTGTATTCTTCAAAGGATTTGCACCCACCACAGGCCATATGGTCAGCGAGAGCATTTAGGTACTCCCTAATTTTTGCTCTGATTGGTGAATATACTGTATCATTCTTCGCCATTTCTGTTACTTAGCTCCCTAGCTATTTCCAATCCAATTTCAGTGCCTTCTCTTATATCCTGTTTTTGGGATTGTTCAAGCTCGCTCGCTATTTTTATTCCAAGTTTAGCGCCTTCTCTTTGCTCTTCTGACGCAAGCCTATCCTTTTGCATAGAAATATTTTCAGACTTAGACTTCATATCGGCCTGCAACTTAGCAATATCCATTTCTTTTTTATGTGCAAACTCTGCCTCTTTTAGAGACATTTCTCTTTGTTGTATTTGTGTGAGAGGGTCTTGCTGTTGTTTTTGATTTTCTTTTTGCTGCATTTCTGCCTGATCTTTACGAAGCAGTTTTTGTGCAGCCTGAGAAGCCAGCCTACTAAGTTCAACCTCTACATCGTCTGGAAGAGGTGCGTTCTCATCAGGCATACTAACACCCAAGTTCTTTTCTATTTCTCTTCTATACTGGAATGCAACATGCTCTGTTATGTGAGCGGCTAAAGCAGCTTGTATCGCCCCAGCAAACGGTGATTGACCAACGATTTCTTTTAGTTTTGGATCTTCAGCCGCAGCTAAATGCACAGAAATATGTGCTTCGTGATCCTGATGCTTAAACGCCTTGACTGGCTCTTGTTTCAAAATGGACATGTTTTCACTAACAGGATCTGCCGAATCAATGTCATCAGGTAACTTAATTATTTCTTCAGCGTCTTTAATTCCAAGAACCTCAAGCATTTGCCTGTGTAATTTACCAAGATCATAAAGATGCGGTGCTTGCTGCGCTAGTTGCATAGCAGCCTGATACTGAACAACCCTTTGAGACATAGTAGCGGCATTAGGGTCAGACACAGGTATGACATCAATACGACCATCAAAATCCTCTTGTCTGTTAAAGTCACCATCTGTTTCATAAGAGTATTGTGATGGCATATAATCTTTTATGATGTTTGCCAGTAAACGAAGTTCATTTTTTAACGCATGATGAAGTCTTGCCTGAACACCAGACATAACCTTCATGCTGCGCTCCATTAGCGCGAGTGTAGTTCCGACCGGAGCTTGTGGGTTGAGGTTTCCAATTTGTACATCAGCAACGGAGCCAATCCGTCTCCCCTCTTCCACGATATTTCCGAGAAGCTGATATAATACTGAGGACGGCTCCTTGTAAGGAAGGAATGCGATGCTATCCCTAATTGCACCACCCGGTACATCAACATCCCTGAACTCACCCGGCATGAGAGGCGAATCATCACCCTTAATACGGAGTCCGCGAGCCTTGAGGCCAGCCGGAAGGTTAGAGAGCGTACCCGCGTCAATAAGTTGACGAAGAATACTTGTGGCACTCTTAGCAAGACCACCAATAAGATGAATAAGACCCGTTCCATAGAACCCAAGGCCCGGTAAGTATCTGTAGTGAACAAAGTGTTGTCTTTTACGCTTCTTAGAATCGTCCTCATACCAATTCCTTCTAATCGCCAAGATTGTTTCTGACGACTTATCTATAGTTACAATATACGGTCTGGCTATACCATCCTTGTCCTCGAAAGGCTCAGGCATAAGAAGATCAACGTGCATTTCAAGAAGCGTGTGCCTATCATCCTCTTCAAGTACAGCGACCTCTCCCTCGATCTCATCATATTTTTCTTGTATGTCTGAAATATCTGGCTCAGGATCTGGAAGATCTACATCAATGTAAAAACCGTTAACTTGAAGCTCTACTATTTCGTTTGGTGTCTTTTTCATTACATGAGTGTAACGCGGGCATGTGTTCAGATCTGATGCGCCGTAAGAAACAACAAAATCCTCAGCAGGCACAAACATGGCGCACGGTCGCTCCATAATCGGATCATAATAAACTTTTTTGAAAGATGATCCTGCAAGCGGGAGCCTAAACAACATCTGCTCAGTTTCATCACGATATTCTGTCATCTCCTCGGTGAGAAGATAATTCATCTCGTGTTCAACTCTCTCGCCCTGCTTTACCTTTTCGTAATCTTTCTTACCAATAAGTTTAACTCTCACTGGCCCTGAAGCTGGAAATATCTCACCCATAGCCTGAGCCTGAAACCTTACAGTTGCCTCTGTAAGCACCGGGTGGAACACACCTGAAGCGCCCTGCCAAGGTTGAGTCCTTTCCTCAATCTTCATACCAAGAAGATCAAGACCTTTAACATATGCCCTAGCCCAGTCTTTTCTGGATTGCCTGTCTGAAATAAAATCTTCTATTAATTCAGAGGCCAAAGACTGTAAATCAGCCTCCTCAATAAACTCTGCTAAATTTGCATCATGGTCTGGCCCCATAATGTCTTCTGCGACCTCTCCCGTGAAATCAATAATCATAGCCCCATCATCGTTACCGATACTTATTGCTTCAGGATTAACAATCTCGACACTAACTTCATCCGTACCCTCAACATCAACGGATGATGGCACCATTGGTTTTTCAATAGCCATTTTATGTTTCCTTTTTCTCGGTATCGGGTTTTTTCATTATAACAGCATGGCGGGCATGATGGGAGCCTTCCATGTTACTTACAACTTTCCACCCTAAACTCTTAAAAATTTTTATCTCTCTGTGTGAAATAAATCTGTATATTCCCGATTTATCATCAATAATATGAAACTGGTCTTTTGTACTTTGGCTCGTCATCCCACTCATCCATAGTGCTTCTAATCCAACCGCCCTGACGAAACCTCAACAATGCCTGAGTTGTGGAGTCAACCAAATCATCATTATCGCCAGCAGGAAAAGCAGCACATTCCTCTATTACCTCGTCAGCCCACCTAGTTGGCGGACACCATATCACACCACTAGCAAAAAGATCACTAACAGCGTTTACACGGGCTATTTTGTCCTGTCCTCTTGACGGGGTAAACTCTGTCACAGGTATTCCCATAGCCCTAAGCTCAAAAATCAAAGGAGAACCAGAGGCTTTTGCCTCAACAATCATCTGATCTGGCTCAAACTCCCAATATTTGTCATACGCAGCGCGTTTTAACTCTGGAAACTCCAGTTTTTCCTTGTATGCATCCAATAATATCAGATTTGGTTGCAAATCACCACTTTCATTAGGGTGTTGAAACACTCCCCACGTTGTGCAAGCGCTATAATCGGCTCTTTGTGTCTTCAAAAAGGCCGTATCCCAGCTTTGAATGATGGCTTCACAGGCTGGAGGGTCATCTTTTTCCCATTCCTGCCACCATTCACGCTTAATTAGCGCACCTTCTTCGGAAGTAGGGTCTTGCTGGTACTGTGCAGACCATTTTGACACTGGTAATTCAGCTCTTAGAGCCTCTAATTGGTCTAAAGGCCAGAACTCAGGCCATAAAGGATCTCCAGAAGGCATGATTGCTGGCAATTCTATAATTTCCCAGTCATCAACACCCTCTCTTTGGGTTACAGATTTAATTATTTTGCCAGTCAGGTCTCTTGTAGACCATCTTGTCATAACAATTATTATAGATCCACCCGGTTGCAGCCTTTGTCTTGGGCCTGATGTGTACCATTCATACACTTTGTCGTAGACTTCTGGGTTGTAAGCCCCCAGTGCCGCCTCCTGCTCCGAGTGGGGGTCATCAATAATGAGAACGTCAGCACCTTTACCAGTAACTGCACCACCAACACCAATAGCAAAATAATCACCCCGCTTGTTTGTGTTCCATCTTCCAGCAGCTTTCGAGTCAGAGGATAACTCTATACCCGGAAAAACCTGTTGGAAGTCCTCCTGACCGATAAGGTTTCTTACCTTACGACCAAATCCTACAGCAAGTTCTGCCGTGTGTGCAGTTTGAATTATTTTTTTTTCTGGGTATCTACCTAAAAACCAAGCCGGAAATAAAAAAGACGCAAACTCTGACTTGGTGTGTCTTGGCGGCATATTTATTATCAGACGTTTTAGATCTCCATTTGCAACACGCTCAAACGCATCCGCCATAATCTCGTGATGCTTGCCCCCAATAAATGCAGGCCACATCTTTTTTACAAAAGTTAGAAAGTCCTCTCTTGACGCCTCTTTCTCTTTTGCATTCTCAAGCTCAAGTAAAAGATCAAGCATCTCTTTTTGATCTTCTAGTGGCAGTTGATTGATTTTTGATTTTACGGCAGCAAGTTCTTTCATGTGCCTAGCATATCTGTTTTTTCACAGCTATATTTATAATTTGCTGTAAAATACTCTGGCCCGATTCTTTTGGTGTCGTGTATCATTTCAGCAACCCTCTCTATGCACTGTTGATTTGTTGGATACGGCCCTCTGTTGTCCATCAGTTCAACACAAAAATCAGGCAATGAAGCAAGGCAAACAAGTATTGCGGCTTCAAACATCTTCCTCTCCTAAACACCTTGACAATAAAACCGACTTAGCAAGCTCTAATAAAAATACCATATCAGGGGCTTTTGCATGAGATGTGCCTACAAACAATCTTCCCTGCTTTGTCCAGCCAACAACAAGGGCTTCCATCATATCAACCTCTTCACAGATATTGTTTAGCATATCATTAGGCTCAAGAGGATCATCATCAACAGGGATGCTGCTCTTTGGAAAATGTATAATATTGTCAGACATAACAGATCCTTAAAAAATAATGACGGCGGGGAGCGGAGAGGACTCGCTCAACCCGCCGGGGGTGTTGGGAGACTTACACCCCATGAAAGTATATCTTCTATAAACCCAATTAGCTATCCCCGTCCATGTTTTCTTTTGGATAATATACATCAACGTGAGAATCGCACTTAGGACAACTCAGGTTTGTCACCATTGAGTAGAACTCATTTTCCTCTTCAATGTCGTGATCCCCACCCCAAATAAGCTCTGTTTTACAGTGCCAACAGTTCATTTTTTTCTCCCCAATATATATAATATATTATATAATATATGATTAATATATTATAATATACTAACTAAGGGTTTTTTCGGGAGACAAAGATGCCTTTTTTACAAAGCAACATACCACACTTCAAATGTTGGGTGCGGCGTGAATATACATGTAATCATGTGAACTACCACGGCGAGTTTTTACACGCTATGTGTATTGCTGTGACAACAATGCCAAATCGGTGCCTGAGTTTTCAGGTTATATTCACAGGTTGTGAATCCGATGACACGGATGAGGATAATGTCCACGGCGGTGCCATGTGGGCGAGAATGCCAATAACTGCACTGGTCGGAGACACTCCGTTTGATGAATGGCCTGAGCCTATGCCAGTACACGCTGCACAGCCTTGGGACTGTATGTCTCACACCCACGCCGTTTACACATTAAACAGAGCAACACCATGTCCTTGGATTGTAAAGGTTGATGGTGAGTTCTACCCAGCTAAATATTATTTCACTGTTGATTACACTGATAGCGAGATAGCCGATGATCCGGCACAGCACAAACAAAGCCATGTTTTAGAACTGCTTGATGCTGGTGAGTGGACAGGGAATATAGTGGCACTACCAAACAATCGGGTAAGGGTGACACACCCAGCTTGGTTTGAAACAGGTGAAGGCGCACCAGACTTCCTGCCATCACAGCATATACACTATTCAAAATCAGATCTTGACTATACACTTGATGTTAATCAAATATTTGATAATCTTTATGCAGAAGACGATTTAGAACAAGCTGCTAAGGAAGCATATGGGAACCTTACTTTGGGAGATGATGATGCGTGATACACACCCTGACATTCTTGGTGCTGCTAGAAAGTACGCCGAGGGCAAAATAGCCGTGCATAAAACAAACATTGATGTTTATGTGGAAAACCCTTCAGGTATCGGGGAACATTCCGATATCGTAGAGGCTGTTATTGAAGAGCTAAAGAAGGTGGCTGAGTGGGAAGATGTTATCGAATCAATAGATAACAACTGGTAAAAAGTTATATGGAACTTAGGAGACAAAAATGGAATCTTTGTTAATTTTAGGTGCTTTGGCATATGGAATACATCACTACAGCAAAACAGATGATGTGGAGCTTATGGAAGATAAGCAAATCAACTATGCATTTGACGAGGGCATACACAGGATAGACTGGTCAAAGGCAGGGAACTTTAGAACAACCAGCACGGAGAACAATGTGAAGTGGGTCATAGTGACAAACGAATAGGGGGACAAAATGGCTATCTACTCAGTGTTAAGATCGCCGGGGCCAAACTACGATATGAAATACTGCGTTGCTGTGAATGGTGAGCCGATGACAAATCCAACACATTCGGTTCTAGCAGCGGAGCAGGCAAAAACGATATGCGAAACATACGGCCTACAGGGTCAATACTCCATCAACAGTCTATTCAGAATAGATTGCGAGAGAAAAGCAAAAGCCGAAGGTGAGAAGTTTAACAAAGAAAAACTAGAAGACCCATACGGGGAAAAGACCTAGTTTGAAATTTTTTGAAAAAAATTTTTTACCCCCTAGGATTCCTACCCTTCTTTTCTACTGAAGGGTGGGCCTCTCAATCTCCTCCCACGCCTGCCAGAGAAAAAGGGTACGGGTACGCACCACTTCCATCATCAAGACCGCCTCAGAGGGCGTTAAATCGTCCCAGATGGATATCTCCTCTATAGTTCTGTTACACCCTAGGCACAGACTATTAACTTCATCAATGGTGCAGACGCCTACACAAGGGGAGGGCTTTACTAAAATATCTGTCATCGTATGTGCAGAACCTCATGTAGGGTGCGTGGGTAGGCGCATGACTATATGGGGTGGATGGGGGTAGGTGGGGTCACCAAGGCTTCGTGCATAGGAAGCCAGCCCCCAACGAAAACCAGATAGTCCCGAAACGGCCCTAATCACGATCCGATCAGCCGATCAAGTTTTGCCCTCAAATCTCGCTCAATTTCAGAGGCGGTGCGCTCAGTCGTGTCGGTCTGCTCAACCCTGTCGGTAAACATCCCGACTGTCTTGCCCACCAGCTCAAGAGCCCGAATGCGTGACGATGCATTGTCAGCCGATACCGCTTCCTCTTGCAGTGATTTCAAAACCCATTCCTCACGCCTTGCGAGCCGCGTTCGGTGATCCTGCTCATTATCGGCTTGAATGGCTTTGATCCTTGCGGAGACCTTGGGGTTCTGGGCAAGGCGGCAAGCCTCACTCCAAACAGTGCTATCTTTCATGGCATCAGCGGCATAGCACTCACGATACGCATCACTCAGGACTGAGCCCCCTGCCACCAGCTTTGCAAAGGCCTCTTGCTTGCCTGTCAGTGGTCTATCCTCTTTACCCACTACCCTTAGATGTGTTGGTTTCTTTCCCATGTTCTATTCCCTATGAGCGCAACGCATTGTGCTTGGCGCACGGCAAGCGCGGTTTCAACTTTTGTCATTTTACCACCCCAAAAAGTTCTATGGAACCTGTAGGCAACCCTAAAACCTCAATATGCCCTCAATCGCTCTAGGATGGCTCAGGACGGCCTTTAGGTGTTTTTGGGTACTTTCCTACCAAAAATGCGCCAGCGGCGTTTTTA